CTAGAGAAGATCATGGACATGAAGGCTAAGAAATGAACTTATCCGATCACTTTAGTCTTGAAGAGGCAACGCACTCCGATACCGCAACCCGTCTAGGTATCAGTAACCAGCCAAATACACAGCAACTTGAGAATATGAAGGTTGCTGCCATTGGTATGGAGAAGATCAGAGAATTGCTTGCTAGTCCTATCAATGTCAATTCATGGATACGACTGCCAGAGGTCAATGTAGCGGTAGGCGGTAGCAAGGTATCGAGTCACATGGATGGCTGGGCTATTGACTTCACCTGTAAAGGCTTTGGTACTCCACTCGAAGTCTGCAAGGCTATTGAGAAATCAAACATCAAGTTTGACCAGATGATCCATGAGTTTGGTGATAAAGGCTGGACTCACATTTCGTTTGCTCCTGAGATGCGTCAGCAAAAGCTCACCATCTTCAGACCTCAGAATAAGTACGCCATTGGCATACTTACGCAAGAAGAATACAACAAGGCTGTATGACGAACCTCTATCAGCAACTCCAGACTCCTGCCGTACCAGATCTGCCTAACCCGCAAGACAGGTATGACCGTCTGACGGTTGCGCAGACGAATGGTGCGTTGCGCACATTCTTCTTGAAGTTAACCAATGCCTTGCAATCCATTGCGTCACCACGCGGTGGCAGGTTTCTAAACAACCCTTACGGGGCATTCCAAGACGGCACAGACCAGACGGCAGCGAACACCACGACTGCTTACGCCATAACCTTTGACACAACTGACTTCAACAATGGCGTAACCTTGTCAAACTCGTCAAGGCTTAATGTGTCTCAGGCTGGAATTTATAACATCCAATTTAGCGTGCAGTTAGTAAACACGACGAATGCGTCGGTAGACATTGACATCTGGTTTCGCAAGAACGGCACAAACATCGACAAGTCAAACTCACGCTTTGGACTAGCACCAAGGAAAAGTTCTGGAGACCCATTTCACATTATTGGTGCAATGAACTTCTTTGTAAGTCTTGATACAAACGACTATGTTGAACTCATGTGGCGCACTTCAGATGTTGGTGCATCCATTGAGCACTACGCTGCCAGTTCCACACCAACAAGACCGTCTATACCGTCTGTCATTGCGACGGTTACCTTTGTGTCCAATCTTTCAGCATAATTAGACCCTATGGCACTCGTACCAATCAAAATCCCTGCTGGCGTTTACCGCAATGGTACTGAGTACCAGTCTGCGGGGCGATGGTTCGACTCCAACTTAGTCAGATGGTTTGAGAACACTTTGAGACCTTGGGGTGGGTGGCGTAAAAGATCAAACAGTCAGATGACTGGTGTTAGTCGTGGAATGCTGACTTGGCGTACCAATGCAGATGAACGCTACATTGCTGCTGGCACGCCTACAAAGCTCTACGCAATGAATGAGGCTGGTACTCTCAAGGACATCACGCCTACAACCTTTACGACTGGCATTACAGACGCAACGCTAAAGACTGGCTATGGTTACAGTACCTACGGTTCTTCTGCCTATGGTGTAGCGCGTCCAGATTTAGGTGCAATAGTGCCAGCAACAACTTGGTCGATGGATTCATGGGGCGAGTATCTTGTGGCGTGTTCAAGCGCTGACGGTCAGCTCCTTGAGTGGCAGCTAGGCTTTACCACGCCAACAAAGGCTATAGCCATTGTCAACGCGCCAACGAGCTGCGAAGCTGTGATGACGACAGCAGAAAGATTTGTCTTTGCCCTTGGCGCATCAGGTAATCCACGCAAGGTATCTTGGTGTGATCAAGAAAACAACACCGTCTGGACACCATCGGCAACCAATCAGGCAGGTGACTTTGAGATCAATTCAGTCGGCTCAATAAAGTGTGGCAAGCGCGTCCGAGGTATCAATCTAATCTTTACAGATGTCGATGTCCATGTGGCGACATACATCGGTCTGCCTTATGTCTACTCCTTTGAAAAGGCAGGGTCAGGCTGTGGCGTGATCTCCTCACAGGCAGTAGCAGCCATTGACACCGCAGCCATTTGGATGTCTAAGTCAGGCTTCTGGGTATATGACGGCTATGTCAAGCCCTTGGTGTCAGATGTTGGTGACTACATCTTCCAGAACATCAACTACAACCAGTCAAGCAAGGTCTACGCAGTACACAACTCAAAGTATGGCGAGATCATCTGGTTTTACCCGTCTAGCGCCAGCAATGAGAATGACTCCTATGTCGTCTACAACTACCGCGAAGGGCATTGGGCTATTGGTTCTTTGGCTCGTACTGCTGGAACTGACAGAGGCGTATTCACCAATCCTTTGATGATCTCAACTGACGGCTACATCTATGAGCACGAAGTCGGATTCACTTACGACGGTGCTGTCCCCTACGCTGAGTCTGGTCCTTACGAGATCGGTGCTGGCGACAACATCATGTCGGTGCGTCGCGTCATACCTGACGAGCAAACGCTAGGTGAGGTCGTTGTGTCCTTCAAGACTCGGATGTACCCGATGGCGACTGAGACGACTTATGGACCGTATTCCGCAGCTCAACCCACAGATGTGAGATTCGCTGCCAGACAGGTCAAGGTCAGATACACGGGCAATGTCTTAGAGGACTGGCGCGTTGGCGTTAACCGTTTTGATGTTGTCGCAATGGGTAAGCGGTGACTTAGAATTGGATCAAGAATTAAGGGCAGGAAAAGTACCTGTATGTATCCGAGAGGATTACATTGTGTACTTGGAGTTTTTTAGGGGTAATTTGTGGATTCATGTGGAGATCAGAAGATGGTCTTCTGGGGTCAAAAAGGACTGCTTGAAGAGCATTGCTCTGATTGAGAATTTAATTGGGAAGCCTCTCGTCGCGCTGATACGCGAAGAAGACATCAAACTTGTAAGATTTGCCAAGTCATTTGGCTGGTCTGAGAAATGTCAAATATCACTATTAGACGGATCGAAGGCTTTTATCTACACCAACAAGGTGTGACAAGGGAGATGATATGGGTGGAGTCGTAAGCGATGTAGTTAGCGGTGTCGGTGACATCGGTCAAGGCGCTATAAATGCCGTAAGTGATCTTGGCGTAAGCATTGATCAGGGTGTACGCAATACGCTTGGTCCACAAGGCTGGACTCTGGCTGCTTTGATGGCTGCTGGTTATTACTACGCACCAGAGATAGGAGCTTATGTAAGCGCCACAACTGGTGAGACAGTACCTTTGGCTGCTGTATCTGATGCTGGCGCAGTAGCGACTCCAGTCACTAGCGGTTCAGTCATTGCGACAGAACTTCCAGCACTTGGTACTTCGGCAGCAGGATCGGCTGCTGGAACAGCTTTAGCTAATGCTGCCACACCTGCTGCGACTGCAACTGCTTTACCTCCATTGTCTCCAGTCGTACCAGCGCTAGATTCAACAACTGCATTAAGCACCGTTGCGCCAGTAACTGCTGAAGGTGCTGCTGCTGGCGGTCTAGGCTCTACGCAAACAGGTTTATTGCAAGGCGCATACAACTGGGCTACCGCTAGTCCATCCAATATGCTGACGGCAGCAAGTCTTGGCTTAACAGCAGCCAAGGCTTTAGGCTCTAACACACCAACATCAAGCACAGCAACCACTAGCGTTGATCCAGAGATCAAGGCAGCATATTTACGAAACCTAGAAGAAGCCAGAGCAACTGCTGCTGGTTTAGCACCAAAGCAGTTTGCTCCTTATGCTGAGTACAACCTTGGAATGGTTCAGCAGTACATGAACCCATATGAGCAACAAGTAATCCAAGGAACTCTTGGAGATATTGAGCGTGCTCGTCAAGGTCAAATATCTGCTGAAGGTGCAGCAGCCACAGCAGCTAAAGCCTTTGGTGGTTCACGCCAAGGCGTAACAAGATCATTGGTTGACGAGGCAGCACTACGCAACGCAACAAATGCTGTTGCTCAACTGCGGAATACTGGCTTTGCACAGGCTCAGAACTTGGGTCTATCACAGCAACAACTCAAACAGCAGTACGAACAGCAAAAGCTCGATGCAGCTCGCAACTTAGGTCTAGAGCGTTTGAATGTGGCGCAAGGCGCATTGAGCTTACAACCCGCAAATATAGGTAGTTCGCAGACAACTCCTCTGTACCAAAACACCACGGCTTCTGCTCTTGGCGGTGCATTGGGTGGCGCAACATTAGGCAAGTTAATCGGTGGAACGGCTAACCCTGAGTATGCTGGTTATGGCGCTGGCATTGGTGGTTTGCTCGGCTTGATGTAAGGATTTAAAAATGGCACTCACAGACTTTGGTGGTTTACTATTTGGTCAAGGCGGTACTGGTCTTGAGGACTATCTCACGCCAGAACAACAAAGCAACATTCAGCAGCAGTCAATGCTTCAAGCAGCATCTGCTTTGCTTTCTGCTGGTGGTCCAAGCCGTCAGCCGATCTCTATCGGTCAAGCGCTTGGCGGTGCTCTGCAAGCAGGACAGCAAGGCTATGGTCAGGCACAGCAAGGCGCTATACAGAATCTGTTGACACGCCAGAAGTTACAAGAAGGCGCATTAGAGCAAGCCAGAATGAAGGCTTATTTGCAAGCGCTTGGCGGTGAGTCTGGTGCTCCAGCCGTTGCGGGTCAAGCTGGTATTCCAGCAATCCCTGCTGAAGCTGGTGGCGTACCTCCTGTTGGTTCTGCTCCAACTGCTGGCGCTCCTGCTGGTGGTGGAATGTTTGCTGGTCTCACGCCAGAACAAAGACGCTTATTGCCTTTAATGAAGCCAACAGAGGCTATTGGCGAGGCATTTAAGGCTGCTGGACAGAAGGCTAATCAATTAAGCGATACAGAACTTGCTGGTCTAGGTTTACCGCCAACAACTTTGGCATACAAGTTACCTAGTGGTGAGACGAAGATCGTCTATCGTCCTGACTATCAATACATCGAGACACCTTCTGGTGGCAAGAAATTGATTGATATGAATAATCCACTTGGCACAGTACCTACTAATGTGCAAAACAGAGTTGAAGCAAGTGGAACAGTACCAAAGCCAACTGCTGGCGCTCCTACCTATGGCGGTGGCATGGCTCCAGCATTGAAGCCAGAGCAGATTATGACTACGGTGGCTGAGTGGGATAAGAATTACAGAACACCAGTAGAGACAGTCCTATCAAGTTACAACATCGTTAAGGACTTGGTGACTACGGGTCAGGCTGGTATTTCTGACTATGGTGTCTTAATTAAGGCTATCAAAGCACTTGAACCAAACTCTGCTGTTATGCAGGGTGAGGCACAGTCTGCGCAGCAGATGCAAGCCATTGCAGACCGTATGCAGGGATTTGTTGACAAGATTTCTGCTGGCGGTGTCGGTAGCGATCAGGCAAGACTTGACCTTGCTAACTTAGCCAGATCAGGCGCAAAGATAGCTATTGAGGCATACAACAAACAAGCAGATCGCAAGTCTGCATTGCTTGGTCAATATGTACCTAAATCAGTTATTGACTCTACATTCCAGAAGTATCAGATTCCAGAAGACATTACCTCTAAAGTAAAAATGGAACAGTCAATGAAAGCTGGAATGGCGCAAACTCCTCCTGCTGCTGGTCAGCAAATGTGGCGCTTTGAAAATAATAAATGGATATTTAGATAAGGTGGTCTTATGGCAGTCGAATTTGTAGAAGGTTTTGGACCAATAGACTTCCCAGAAGGGATGACGCAAGCGCAAAAGATTGACGCTCTGTCTAAACTTCCAAAGCCTGAGACGCAACGCATTAGACAATTCGCTCAAGGTGCGACTATGGGAACTTCTGACGAAGCAGAAGCCCTAGTTCAGTCACAGCTCAAAGGTACGAAGTACGAAGACGAACTGTCTGCTATTCGCCAAAAGATGGCGGTTTACAAGAAAGCCTATCCAGTCGAGTCGGCAGGTTACGAAATCGGTGGTGCTATTGCACCTGCAATCGTTGCTGCACCATTTACTGGTGGTGGCTCTTTAGCTGTTGGCGCTGCACAGGCTTCCCCAGCATTGTCAAGACTAATGATGATGGGTGGCGCTCAAGGCGGTTTTACTGGTGCAGCCAGCGCTGAAGGCGATCTATTGTCACGCGCTAAAGCTGGTGCAGTAGGCACAGCAGAGGGCGCTCTGATCGCTCCTGTGGCGCAGGGAGTCATTAAGGCTGGTGGTGCTTTGATAAATGGCGTGATTGACGCAACCCGTCGTCGTGTTGGTGATCGTGGTGCAAAGGTCGTGGAGACTGAGATCAATCGACTGGCTACTGAGTCAGGTTTAACGACTGACGAGATCGTCCAGAAGGTTGCCAATGGCGAGATCATGGCAGAGAACGCAACATTGCAAGACGCTGTGCGTGCATTTGCTCGTGGCGGCGGCAAGGCTGCAACTGCACTCAAAGACGCATTGACTCGTCGTCCTCCAGCTCTTCGCACGCAAGCGATGGGTGAACTGCAAGCAGGGCTTGCTGGAGACTTAGACGCTAATGTCTTGAGGTCTTACCGTTTGGGTGAGCAAGAACTTGGTAAGTTAGAAAGCGATCTATACACGGGTGCGTACCGCCAAGGCGGTGTCATCAATAAACCAATGCTAGACGCTGCCTCAGACGCATTAAAACGCACCCCAGAGGCTGGCAAAGCCATCAATGATGCCTATCAGTCAGCTACTGGTAAAAAGCCATTCTGGACGGTTACGCCAACAGGTGAAGTCAACTGGAGTCGTACTCCGACATTGGAAGACATGGAGATCATTCGTCGTGGCGTAGCATCCGCAAAGAATGCTGCGTTTACTGGTGGCTACGGTGAAGTCGGTAAGAACTTAGGCGCAGCCGAGAATGCACTTCGTACTGAGATTGATACAGCGTCGTTGGCTTTGAAGACTGCACGCCAGACATTTGCAAATAATCGTCTAGCGTCTGAATCATTCGACGCAGGACGCAAGGTCTTCACAAAGAGTGCAGATGAAATTGCCTACGACTTTGAGAACTTAGCCAACAAGAGCGAAGGCGCAGCCAAGGCTTTTAGAGCTGGCGTGATGGATGCTTTACGCAACAAGGCTAGTCTTGGTGCTGGCAAGACAATGATGCAAAAGATCAGCGATCCAGCATCAAAAGAAGGTCAGATTCTGCGCACCATATTCCCGCAAGATGAACTTGACAATATGCTCGCAACTGTCGGTCGTGCGTCTCAGTCTCAGAAAGCTGCTACTGCAATTCTTGGTGGATCAGCCACAGCGCCAACTGTCTTCAACCAAAACCGCATTGGCATGAACATCTCAGCAGAAGAGGTTGCTGGCGCTTTGTCAGGAAACATGGGAAGTTATCTATCCTTGGCGAAAAAAGCCTTGGCTAAGTCTTCACCTAACCTGACAGATGACCAGAGACTCAAGGTCGCGCAGGTATTGATCTCCGAAGACCCTAAGTTTGTGATGAATGCACTCAACGATCAGGGTGGCATCAAGATGCTGCAAGACCGTGTGGCGCAGTTATTTGGCACAGCACAGCGCGTACTGCCTTCGGCTGCTGCAATAACTGCTGGAAGCTATGCACCAAACATCTCTGGTGGACTTTTAGGAAAATAAGACGATGGCTGACTACATTGGCGCTACACCGCAGAACCCTTTGCTTGGTTTGCTTTATGGTGGCTACGATTATTTAAGGTCACCACAACGCACCCAGCAGATGCAGGGTCTGGCTAGTCTGCTTGAGTCAACTGGTTTACCTAAGACCATTGAGCGTATGTCTTACGGTGAACCGTTGACGAACATAGGTCAAGCCAATGTGCCATTGCTAAAGCCAGAGACTGCTGAAGCCATGATGACGGTTGCGCCTATGGCTGGCTCTGTTGCAAGGGCTACCGCAAAAGGTGTGCAAAGAGCTGGTGGTCTGCTTGGCTCTCAGATCAATCGTGCAATGCTTGGTGAAGGCGGTCTGCTTGCACCTATTACTCCGCAGCCAATGTTTGCAGTTAGCCCAATAAATTTAAAAAAAGGCATTTACAAGCCTGAGTTAACGATGGAAGAGATGTTGAAGGTTAAAGACATTCCTACCGTTGACAGGGTAAAGCAGTCAATCGATCTTGTTGGTGAAAAAGAATTTAAAAAGATGGTTGATGCGCAATACAAAAAATACAAACCAACCGATCAGGATCAAGAAGCAATGCTTGTTGAGTCTGTAACTCTTGATATTCTTGGTAAGGCGCAAAGATCACCTTATCCACAAGAACAGGCATTGCGTATTGCACAGGAAAATGCTGCAACTCTTGGACAGTCTGCTAATCAAGAGACAAGAATGTTGCAACAAGGATATTACCCAGACTGGTATCACGGTTCTACTGGTGATATTACTAACTTTAGACCAGACCTTCTTGGTGAGGCTACTGGTGCTGCAAGTGCTAAGAAGGCGTACTTCTTTGCGCGTGATCCGCAAAATCCTCCTGCTGGTTTGTTGCAAAAAACTACTGATCAAGAGTCGATAGATTTACTTAAACGATTAGGCAAGACAGACGAGGAAATCGCTGCACTTAATGCAGTATCAATGGAAGGAAACGCTGCTCAGACTGCATCTGGCTATGCCCAGATTGGTGGCTCAAGAGAATACAGAGAGGCAATGCGCAAGGCTAATGCAGCAGAGAAGCGTGGCGACTGGAATGAATATGAAAAGCAAATGCAAATTGCTGAAGATTCTGAAATAAACAGAATGAACTATGCGCAAGGTTTAGTGGCTAAATATGGCGACGCTAGAGACCAAATGCTAGACACAATTAAAAACACAATATATAGCAAGAAATTATCTCAAGATGAAGCAAATGCATTAGATAAAAAATATATGGAATTAATGCCATATGGTTGGTACAACACTTATGAACCTAAACAATTTAATGATCTAAAAAAGCAATTAGTTAATCTTGTTGGAGAAGATGCTGCTGCACCAGCTCTTAAACAGATTGATAACTTTAAAGCAATCAAAGCTGAAAGAATGATCTCGGAGAATACACAAGAAGGTGGTAATGTTTTGCCAGTCGCTTTGCGTTACAAGAATCCAATGGTCTATGACTTTGCTGGAAGCTCTTACAGAGATCAAAGTTATTCAGACTTGATTGATCAGGCTATGGCTGGTGGTCACGATGCTTTGATTATGAAGAATACATACGATCCAGCGTCTGGTCCATCGAAGTTGATTGATGTTGGCGCTGTATTTAGTCCTGATCAAATTCGCTCACGCTTCGCTGCCTTCGATCCATTCCGCAAAGATGTAGCAACCGCAACTGCAATGGGTGTTGCATTACCTGATCTGCTTGCGAGTCCAGTAGATCAGCAGCGCCAACAACCAAATATTCAAGACTTGATTGACTACGGGCTACTTTCCCCTTAAACACGACTTCTCAGCGCAATAAGTTCCAGCACACTAGGATCATTTTCTTGACCCTTTGCTGGGGAGTACAGCGCTCTGTATCTTTCCTCTGCTTGCGGTCTTGGCTCACATAAGTAGTAAACCGCAAGAGACTTGCGTGCAAAGTCTTCTGGGCATTGAACGGGTCGTGAGAGTCCATGCAATGAGTTTGTTGTGTCAAACAAAACAGCACGATTGAATTTAGGCATCACCTCTCTTACGAGATCAGACGGCTCGCTCCACATTCCTAAGTGACCGCCAAAGTCTTTGTGCCAGTCGGGTGTCAGATACACGATTAGATTTAACCGTCTCTCAAGCAATAGCTTGGGGTGTATGGAGTAGTCGAGATGCGGGTTTAACTTTCCCCCAGAGATGTGCCTGTGCATACCAGCACCATGCAGACCAGAGTCAGCGTAGAGCGTGCAGCCAGTCAGGTGCTCAATCTGCTGCACAAAGTCAGGCGAGACAAGGTGCTGCATTGCTTTATAAATACTGGCTGGGAAAGCACCCCAATGATTCATGGTTGACTTGTGTTCAAGTGCGTTGTTGTAATGCACCCAAAAATCTTTTACTGTGTCAAAGTCTTGAGATATTTGCAGAGCGAATTGATCTGGGAAGAAGTCATCTATTACCAAGTGCTTGAACGGGTGCTCGGAATGCCAAGCGAATGTGTGTGTCTTCATATCTCACCAAAGAATGCAGCAGTCAACGGGTCACGCTTGACCTTGCGTTTGAGCTGTCTCTGCTTGGCTAGTCTTCTTTCCTTGGTGTCGGCATCTTCTTTGGTTCTGTGCTTATGTAGTCTTACTCTACTGCTCACAGGCTCAGGCTTAGTTGCATCGACTCCAATGCCGTAGCGGTACACAGCAGACCATTGCGTCACACTGGTCTTACGCCACGACTGGACATGGACTCTGCCTTCTTCCCTGAGCTTTTGGATCATGTCTCTGCTAGACCTGAGCGTGCAATGGACAAGTTCAGCCAGCTCGACTGATGTGTATCCCTTTTGCGTGATCAGGGCGATAAGTTTAGGTAGTCTGCTTGATCTCATTGCTCGCGCCTAGATATTTCACGGTCTAAGTACCAACGCGCTTTTTTTAAGTCTTCTATTGCGTCGTTCTTGTGGTCTGCACGAAGCACATACTTGATCACATTACCAAGACAAAAGTTCATGTGTTCTGTGATGCGGATCACCTCAACACCAGACGGGTGGCTGTTGTAGTGTTTGGGTTTATTTACATTGTCAGTCATGTGATGGTTGTCATGTGAATTTTTGCAATTAACTCTACATAATGGCGTAAGCGCAAGTCATATTCAGTGAGCAATTTTCTTAACTCATTGTTTTCTGACTTTAAGTGCTCAACCTCTGTTTGAGATATTAAGACCTTAATTTCTAAGTCGTCTTCATAGTCCAACTCCGAAAAGGCTTTATCTAGTTTTTCTTGATCCATTTTTCACCTCTTGTTTAAGAAGAGCAAATTATCATAACCTATTGATTTGCTTGTCAATTAGGTCACAAATATTTAATGTTGTCAGCATCTAATACACATCATGCAGATAAAGCGCGTTGATATTCGACTCGATTCGGTTCAGACGAGATTGTCTGTACTTCAAAAGATATGCCTACCTTATGACAAAGCTTACGACACGACTTCTGGATATTGGTGGATTGCTATTAAGAATGGCGTGGATATTGGTTTCGCAGGTCTTGTTCATTCTTCTCGCTGGTCTGACTGCTGTAATCTTATACGCGCTGGCGTTGTACCTGATATGCGTGGACAAGGGTTACAGAAAAAGTTTATTCGGGTGCGCATCCGACAAGCGAAAGCTCTCAAAATGAACTGGATTGTCACCAGCACTTACGACAACCCAGCCTCTGCAAACTCTCTTATTGCGTGTGGTTTCAAGATGTTTAATCCGAGCGTGCCTTGGATGGCAAAACACACTTCGTATTGGCGACTCAAACTGGAATAGTTATGCCCAAAACACCTAATATGCCTGATGCTGAATTTATAGAGCTGTGGAAAACACATCAATCTATTGCTGCCGTACACAAAATTGTAGGGGGTAACCTGCGAACCCTTCAGAGGCGTAGAGTTAAATTAGAGGCTAAATATGGTCTTTTATTAGAGGCAAAGAACACATACGGAAGACCGCCAAAACCTAAAACTGCATATGAACGCAAAGAACTTGGCATATTGAATGGGCAAGTTATCGTATTTAGTGATGCGCACTTCTTTCCAAATATACGCACGACTGCCCTTAATGGTCTTTTATGGGCGATTAAAGAGTTTAAGCCGTCGGTTGTGGTGTGTAACGGGGACGCGCTGGACGGTGCATCTATCAGCCGTCACCCAGAATCTGGCATTGGTCCAAAGATGCCAACTCTTATTGAGGAGCTGAAGGCTTGTCAAGGGTTCATGGGAGAGATCGAGGAAACAGCGAAACAAGCACGGCACAACTGCAAGTTAATCTGGACTTGGGGAAACCACGACGCAAGGTTTAATGCTCGTCTGGCAGCCAATGCTCCAGAGTTTGCCAAAACCTATGGGTTCAAATTAGAAGATCATTTCCCAACTTGGGAGTTCTGTATGTCGGTCTGGCCAACCCCAGATGTAGTGATCAAGCACCGCTACAAGGGCGGTGTACACGCAACCCACAACAATACTGTCGGAGCTGGCAAGACCATCGTCACAGGTCATCTACACAGCCTTAAAGTGACACCATATAGCGACTACAACGGCAACCGCTATGGCGTTGATACTGGTACGCTGGCGCACCCAAATGGACCGCAGTTTGCCTACGGTGAGGACAATCCCCTAAATCACCGTTCTGGTTTCGTAATTCTGTCATTTTCCGAAGGGAAACTGCTTATGCCAGAGATCGTCCAAGTATGGGGAGACGAAGGGCAAGTTGAATTCAGAGGTCAAATTATCAATGTCACTTAAAAGGATTTGTATGTACAAGATAGAAATTTCATTGGGCTGGGAAGAAAAAGTCGTTATCGAAACCGACGACTTCAACAAGATTGCTCTAATTCAAGAGTTCATTGCGTTGCAAGAAGACTGCGGTTGGGGTGTTGAAGACGAAGAGCTGTCATTCGAAGACGAAGACGGTAATGTCTGGTATTACGACGAAGAACTCGACGAGTGGATCGAGTGGGTAGAAGACGAAGAGGAAGAAGAAGAAGAAGAAGACGAAGAAGATCAAGAGTAAAGCATATGCCTCACATCGGACAGAGTTTCTTCAATACTTATTAAAGTTTGTTTTTCAGAAACATCATGTTTTGTATGTGAGCGCATTGCCTCACTTATTTCTACCAAAGCCATCCATGCCTCATCAGCGTAGATGGCTTTTTTTGCGTCGTCAATGTTGTCAAACTCTAGAGTTACTTTCACTTGTCCTCCGACAGCATAAAGATTGCGACGATAGTAGCAATGACAGCTACCGCGCCAAACATAATTAAGAACACAACCCACAATACTGTTTCTAGCATTTTTTACCTTTCTGTACCGATCAGGACATTTTTTATCATCTAAGAGTGTTTTTGTGCATTTATGACCCTAACGGGATATTTTTTGCATGAAATTTCAATGAGACTCATCGGAAGGTTTCACTTCTTCAGCAGACCAGCAGCGCACAAACCATACATCGCCATACTCTTGAATTAGTTTTGCTGGATAACCTTTGCTAATTATCCAGTCACGCATCACGCCATCGCTGGCAGGGTCGTATATAGCAGGGAAGCCATATCGCCAGCCTTCTGGTGGATCAACCCATAACGATTGGTTTACATCTGGTTGTATCTCTTGCCCTAGTCTCTGCACTTCACGCATTGCTTTCTCCGACTTGATACTTAAATCATAAACATCTTCGTACAAGCCCAAACGCACATTTTCTTGATGCAATAAGTCCAGTGGATCGGACAAAGTGTCTTGTTTTTGTTCATTATGGTGAACATCTGTCGCAACTTTGTCGCTAGTTTTTCTCTTGCGCCACAAACTCATGACACTTTCTCCTCAATGACGGTTGCTCTTCTGGCTCTAATCTCTCGCTCCACAAGGTCTAAGGCTTTCTCAAGTTGCCCTATGGTGCAGACATCGAGCTGTGCATCGTGAACCTCATACGCATAGTTGATGTCTGTCAGTTCTTGTGCCTTGGCGACAAACCTGTCGTCACGATCAATGCCACGACGAGATAGCTCAAGTAAAGAATTTTGACCCTGCTTTACTTCTTCGATGTATTCATGCCCAGTTCCAAGGCGACAGAGCGCTTCGGAGACATTGAGGGCAGAGATGATAGCGTCCATGTCTTGACGGCTCGCCTGACCCGTTCTGAGGGCTTCCAGACAACTATGATTCTTGATCTTCAAGTCCAAGGCGACGCTGCCTGTATCATTAACGAGTCGCAAGCCCTGAATAACATAGGTTAATGTGTCAGCGCGGATTGGTTTGGGCTTGTATTTACTTCTTTTTCGCATTTGCTTTGTGCCTTGGGCAAGTGATGCAGGTTATCTTTGGCAGGGACTGGCAGACACCAAGGCTGTCGCACTTGGTATGGGTCTTCACCCACGATGGAGTTTTGACCCATTGTGTCTTGATGACTGGCTGCGTCATTGCATCGCAATCATTTGAGTCTCTAACTCTTTGACGCGCTCGGTTAACTCTTTGACGGTTAACTCTGCGATCTCCAGCTCGTTGCCGTGAGCGCGTTGAGCCATCTTCATTCCACTATCGTAGCCAAGCATTGCACCTTTGTGGGCTACTTCGCTTACCAGCTTGGCAATGTCCTGTGGCGACATGATGCGTGCCTTGCCTTCAGATGCCTTCAAGTAACCCAGAACGATCTCTTCGATTTTCTTTTGAACTGACATATTAGTTTCCTGTAATTAAGAGAGCTGCAATGATGCCGACAGATACGCCAGCAAGGAAGATGAACACGCAGTCAACAAGTCTGATTGACTTGTCTTCGTAAGGTCCATCTACCTCAAAGTTTTGTGTGTAGTTTTGGTGTTTCATTATTCGCTTTCAGAGTTAAATTGTGTGAGGGCTTCTTCGCAGATGTGATCCACGATGGACTGCATAAGAATGTGGGCGATGTCAACCTTATCGCAAAAGGCATTGACCAGATTCATGCACGCTGGGAAGTCTGGCGCTTCCCCGTGGTTTAGTTCTTCTGGTTCGTGTTCGAGAAAGCAGACGAGAGTTACCCCTTCCACTTCGCACTTAAATCTGAATAAAGTTTCTAGCATTTCGTTTGCTCCTTAGCATTGGTTGTTGATATGCCGATCATACATTATTTGACTCAGTAGTCAAGACCATACAACTAACTCAACTATTACCACAATACAATAGACCCTGACAGGGTGTAGTTTCCCTGTCTGCTGTGCCTCCTTGTCTCCGCATGGGGTGCAGTTGCCTTGATAGGGGCTGGGTGACAGGACTCAGCCCCTTTTTTTGTCTGTCTTGTTGAAGTAGTCAATTCTAGGTTAACATAGTCAGCATGAACTACATAACCGAAATCATAGAACGCGCTGATAAGGCGGGGTTCAAGATGTCCGATATATGCCGAGAAGCTGGCATAGATCAGGCTCAAATGTCTCGATGGATAGCGGGGCATACAGTCCCGCTTATTACCTCAATCGAGAAACTTAAAACCGCCACAGATCGCTTGATCGCATCACGGGTCGAGGCTCTGGGGGTTAAAAATGATTAGACAACTTGGGATTGATGTCGGCAACAACGGTGCTATTGCATTGATCGTTGATGGCGTATTGGAGCGCGTCGAAGATATGCCCATCGTGGAGATCAAGCGCGGTAAGACTACAAAACGCCAAGTCTCTGCGCAAGCACTGGTCGGTCTCCTCAAGGATATGAACCCGACTCATGCAGCAGTTGAGAAGGTTGCATCAATGCCAAACCAAGGTGTCTCTTCAATGTTTGCGTTTGGACGCTCTGCTGGGGTCATTGAGGGTGTTCTGGCAGCGCTCCAAGTACCTGTGACTTATGTCCAGCCAGCAGTCTGGGCGCGAACCATGAACAAGGGTTACGGCAAGGACGCATCAAGACACCGCGCAATGGAGCTCTTCCCAGACAAGCAAGAATGGTTTAAGTTGGTCAAGCACGACGGCAGAGCAGAGGCTGTGCTGATCGCAATGTGGGGGTTGAAGCAGTTATGACACAAGATGAAATCATTGAGATGGCTGACAAGGCTGACGCAGAAGCCGACAATGTGCTGAACATGATAGGTGAATATCACCCAAACTGGCATCAGGTTCGTGACGAAATATTTGCCAAACTGGTAGCAGAGAAAGAACGCGAGGCGTGTGCAGTTGATGCTGATTGGTGTATCCAAAATCATCTTGAACAACATATATCCAAACGCATTCGACAAAGAGGAAACAAATGAACGAAGACGAACGCAACACAATGCGCGAGCACATTGTTTGGTTAACTCAGGAGTTGGAGACAACACGCAAGCAATTAAAGATCAAGGACGATCTTCTCTCAGAGTTACTTGATCCAGATCAACTAGGTCACGCAGTAACCAATGAAGTTCGCGGTCGCATCTACACACTTTTGCACTTACAAGAGAAATGATCCGTAAGGCAACATTAGATGATATGCAGTACATAGTCAGTCTTTCAAAGAAAGAAAGTCTGTGCCTTGGATTCATTCCGAAGGTTGCGTATGAGGCTGCGATTACTGGCTACAAAGGCGGTAAGCGTTGGAGCACGACTTGTAATGATCAGTTATTTGTGTGCGTCGAAAACAATGATCTGGTCGGCTTTGTGATGTTTAGTTACGGCAAATACTCCAAGGTAAACCAGATATGTATTCAAGAAGACGCAAGGCTTATTGCTAGAGGCAAAGCATTGCTTAGTGCTGGCATCTCACACGGCAATCTTCGTGGCATTGAAGACTTTTCTTGTGGTTGCGCAGACGACTTACCAAGCAACTTCTTCTGGAAGCAGATGGGTTGGGTAAGAGTTGGTGAGCGCCAAGGAATAAGCCATAAGAACACATGGAAAGAAACTTCCAAACGCAAGGTAAATATTTATCGATACATGACAAGCAGTTTGTTTGTCAATGACTTCGGTCTAATACTGCCTAAAGAAAATGTTGAAATAGTTATTTAAACGCAAGGAAAACAATGATCAAACTACGCCCATCGGCAGCTACGCGCTGGCTCTCTTGTCCTGCATCTGTGAGGCTTTGTGCAGACATCCCGCACCAGCCAGCAGGTGAAGCTGCGCAGATCGGTACTGCCATTCACGAGGTGGCTGAGACTGCATTCCTTACTAACTCAAGCCCCTATGACTGGGTTGGCAAGACAGTCAAAGACATTCTTATCACCGAGCAAAACGCTGACTTTGCAGCAGCCCATGTGAACCACATCAGGGACTTGGAGTTAAGACTTGGCACACTCAAGGTCGAGCAGTATGTCACCGTATACAAGGACAAGGACATCGAGCTGGGTGGTACTGCCGATGTGGTGGCATGGAACGACGATAAGTCAACCCTAGTCATTGCAGACCTTAAAACTGGCAGAGGTTATGTGGACGCTGATTCAGACCAGATGAAGATATACGCCATCGGTGCGATGCGTCACGCAAAGATTGAATTCAGCAACATCGAGCTGTCGATCATTCAACCGCATCACGGTGAACCCAGAACGCACAAGATCACATTCAAAGAATTAAACGACTGGGCTGAGACGCAGTTAACCCCAGCGATTCAAGCAATTAAGAAGGGTGATACAGAACCCACACCAACAGAAGAAGGTTGCCAGTGGTGTCCAGCAAAAGCAATCTGTCCTGCGCAACGCAAAGGCTTTGAGGTCATTGCTGCCACACCAAACCTTGCGGTGATGACTAAAGAAGAGATGAAGTCTGTGGTGGTGACGCTCACACCAGAGCAGATCGCAGACCTGCTTGAACGCGCACCACTTGTTGAGAAGTTCATCGATGCTGTGCGAGACCACGCAGTCAAGCGCATTGAGGACGGTGAAGTCATCAAGGGCTGGCAAATGCAGCCGAAGCGTGCATACCGTAAATGGATTAACGAAGCAGACGCAAAGAATCAACTTCACGACGCTGGTATCCCAGCAGATCAGTTGGTCTCTAGCGAACTAATTAGCCCATCTGAGGCATCAAAGCTCTTATCAAAAGAGCATAAAGACTTAATTGACAAGCTCACAGCGAAGGTAAGTAGTGGTCTCACCCTTGCACGAGATTACTCATTAGGTCAATAATCATTCCCCCAAACCGTTGCAAACAAATGCAACATTTTTTTAAACTCGAAAGGCTCAAATGCTTAATCTATCTAGTTCTTCTGGCGGTGGTAACTACATCCGCTTTATGCCAAGCGCAAACGCATGGCTCAATTCAAACAAAGAAGAGTTCACACCAAAGAAAATGGTTGTCGATACAGACTCACTCCAAACAGGTTGGATGCACCTCGGAGAAGGCGTGCGCGACTGGCAGCCAGATGTGTCGCTGGGTAAGAAAGGTGCTCAACCCAGCCCAGATCACAAGCGTGGTTTCTCCATCAAGTTCTACAACAAGGAGATGGGAGTCGCAGAGTGGTCAGCAAACGGCACAGGTCCAAACATGGGACTGGAGAAGCTGTGGAAGGCAATCGAGGCGGGTCAAGCAGCCAACGCAGGGAAGTACCCTGTGATTGAGTACAAAGGCTCGACGCTAGAGAAGATTGGCAAGGGGACAACAAGAATCCCTAACTTTGATGTAGTGTCGTGGATTGAAAGACCAGCAGGTATGGACGCGGTGGACGACGGTACGCAATCATTTGATAGTGACGGAAAGATCACGATGGGTGCTCCAGCTCCACAACCAAAAGCAGCGCCTAAGACTGCTGTTGCTGCTGCGATAGAAGACGACGAAATGTTTTAAGGCTTAGGACTAACGGGACTGGTCTAACGATCAGTCCCGTTTTTTTTCCTCTTGAATAAATATAAGGACAAGAATGCAAGCCGAACAAATAGCGCAAGCGCTTGGCAACGCAAAGAAGGTGAACGGGCAATGGATGGCGAGCTGTCCTGTCAGCTCACACGGTCAAGGTAACGGGGACAGGAATCCAAGTCTTTGTGTATCGGAGACAGACGAAGGCAAGCCACTCTTTAAATGCTTTAGCGGATGCAGTCAGGAATCGGTCTTTAATGCGGTAAAGGACTATGGACTGCTCCCAGACCTGCCAAACCCGACTGACTTCTTGACCCATATCAAGCCGTTACCGAAACCGCAAGAACCTGTGCTCGAACAGGAATGGCACTACACCGACGAGGATGGAGTCGTTCAGCACATCAAGCAGAGATACAAGACCTTCGACGCAAAGGGAAAGACATACAAGCAGTTCAGAGTGGACGAGAACGGCAGACGACACGCCAGTATGACGGGTGCAAACATAGTCCCGTACAACTTACCAGAGGTTGACTTTGCACGCAAAACAGGCAGAACTGTATTCCTTTGTGAAGGCGAGAAGGCAGCCGACGCTCTCAAGTCTTTAGGTGTGGTGGCAACCTGTACACACAACGGTGCAAGTAACTTTCCAGAAGATGTGGTCAAGCACCTAGTCGGACTCACCATTGCGATAGTGCCTGACAACGACACGGTGGGCTGGGAGTATGCAAGAAAAGCAGTTGCAGCACTCAAGGCGGTAACGAAGTCGATCCGAGTGGTTGACCTCCAGCTCGACGAGGTTAAAGAAGACGCATTCGAGTTCGTCTATAAGTATGGCGGTGACAAGGACAGGCTGGTTGACCTGACAAAAGCCACGCAAGCAATACAAACTGAGATGGATGTAACGACTCCTGCAAGATTGATTGGTGTTGTAGAGACACCAGTTGTTGAAGAGTTGGAGCTGCCACAAACACCACTTCAACGCGAAGGATTCAAGCTCGAAGCGTGGGACAGCATCGAGGACGAACCTGTTGAGTGGTTAGTGCAAGGAGTCATACCGCAACGATCATTCGTCGCTTTATATGCACCTCCAGCGAGTTTCAAGTCATTTATCGCTTTAGACATTGCGGAGTGCATTGCGACTGGACGGTCTTTCCTTGGCAACGAGATAACCAGACGCGGTGCAGTCTTGTACATCGCGGGTGAGGGACACGGTGGTATCGGGTCAAGGATCAAGGCGCTCAAGACGCATCACAAGACACCAGAGAACACGCCTGTCTACTTCCTGCGCAGACAGGTCAACCTGAGATCAAGTAAGACAGACCTCCAAGACTTAGTTAACGCAATAGACGACCTCAAGGCTATCAACGACATCAACTTCGAGCTGATCATTATCGATACCTTGGCTAGAGCGTTTGGCGGTGGCAATGAGAATGCATCTGAGGACATGGGTGCATTCATTACTGCTGCTGGCGCTATACAAGGCAGATATGAATGTGGCTTGCTAGTAGTCCATCACGCAGGTAAGGACGCGACTAAGGGACTCCGCGGTCACTCATCACTTCTCGGAGCAGTGGACACTGAGCTGGAGATTATCAGGATCGAAGGCGCTCAACCGCCAAAAGGAATCCTGCACATCAGTAAGCAAAAGGACGGGGAAGACGGTCAGAGGATCGGCTTCAAGATGGTTGAGGTCACGACTGGATCAAGTGGAGTTATCGACTTTGAAGGTGCATCCAGTCTGGCGGTTGAACCTGACGAGGAGATGG